AAACACTACCTCAAAAACGAAATGCGTTTTTTCGCTATGAGATAGTGCAAAGGAATACCACGAAAAACGTGGTGGGACTCGCTTCGCTCGAAAACTTTTAAGAGGCTAAAGCGTGATAGTGATAAATGAAATGATAGTGCAGCCTCACGGCTGCACTACCAAGTGACAACATTAGAATAGACCAGATTCACGCACACACGTTAGTCGCGCGCGCGCGTTTTTTCATCATCCTCAAGAGCTTCCTCAAAGTCATAAGACATTTCGGGAGCTACATCTGAATCAAGATCAATATCACCTAAATCGGAATCAAAAACCATTTGAGCCTCAGGAGGAGAAAATGTACGATCGTCAGCAAAAATTTTGATGAACTCATTTATACTAGTAGGCGTGACTGTGTCGAGAATCTCTAGATCTCGATTATCAAGGTCCTCAGGAACGGGACCACGTTCGGCAAAATTTACATAAAAATCTTTCATAATAATATATTTTTTAAACTAACGCACTCGCAAAGCTCGCTTGTTGCGTCTTCACAAACACGACCTAACAAGTAGGCCGTATTTGTTCGGACGAAATTAAAGTGTTGGAATTGCCTGCTTCGGCATGGGACGAAGAGCACTAACATGGTTATAAAGGTCAACGTAGAAATGGTCGGAAACGTTACTATCCTCAACGGCAAAAATGCGATTACTTGCATTATCATTATTAACCTTAACAAAATCATAGTTTAAGGCTGGTTGATTCGTAAACGAACGTCCAAGATGCCAAAACTGAAGATTGTTTTTAAACTCACCGTGAACAGTACTAGGAATGTACTTATACTCGCAAAATCTCTCTTGAAAACCAAACCTAGCACGTGATTGATTAGCAAGATTAGAAAGGTCAAAGAAAAGCTCAGACTTTTGTATTTCCTGTTCGCCCAAGTTAGCAAACTCTGGAAAATAGTAATCATAACGTGTTGAACGAGTATACATACGAGGTAAACCATCTTGGTAAGATGTTCTAGGAAGAATAGAAATCAAACCAATAATAAAGCCATGCTCCTCGCAGAAACATTTAATAGGCTTAGAATTACCATAAGAAGCTCCTTTGCCTGCAAGGTGACCCTGTGGAGTATCAGAACCACTAACATTAAGTCCTTGGGTAGAACTATTTTGTTCAACCTCATTAATTTGAATAGGAGCGGAAAAACCTCCAAGATACTCAGCTCGTTGCAAACGAGCGTCAGATGAATGAACACCAAAGTGAGCAAGAATTTGCTCAATGTAGCGACCACCAACACGAGCATTCTTCTCTAACCAACGTTGCAAACGAGTAGCAATACGCAAATCGTTAATAGTACCTACATTAACATTAGCCTTCAAATTAGAACTATTATCAATATTACGGTCAGCGCTGGAATCACCTTCAATTAATTCACCTGATGTGTCATACGAAAGGAAAGGTTGACTTTGACCAGAACTAGAAGGTTGACCAGCAGAATTTCTAACAATTGTACGACCATCATTAACAAATTCTAAAGTACCATCACCTGAAATTGGAAGGGGTACTGCATCACCTCTTTGCGCAAATGGCAAAGCGCTGGTAAAATAGTCCTTTTCATACATACGAGAACGTAAACCAAAATAGTTATAACCGTCAGTATGCTCACCAGAATCGTGTGAACCTTCATGACCTCCTTGTACATTTTGATTTCTGAACCAATCACAATAAACTTTGTAGTAAGCATAGAAAGGCATCAAGTCAATATTAAAATTTGTACCTTGAGCCAAAGAAGCATTAGGACGTAAGGTAGGAAATCCTAGAAAATCCATTAACGAACCATCACGCACTAAAGCAGGGTCATGACTATAAACATCAGAAACTTTAGTAAATGGCTTTACTGGATTAACAAAATAAGAAGCACCAGCCTCAACATAACTAGTTTCTTGAGAAACACCAGTTATAAAATCATTCCAATCTTTCCAAAGAAGCCTATTAGGTACAAAGAAATAATTGACCTTTACATTTATTCGGTGCATAACCGGTGCAATCAACGGTGCAGTACGAACAAAAAACTCAGTTGATAACTTAAAAGTATCACCAGGAACCGCATCTATAACCAAGAAAGGATATAGAAAACCAAAATTAGCCGTAAACTTTTTCTCATGGGAAAGATTGAAGAGGCTTCGGCCAGGCTTCTTCACAAAAACATCTTGAAAAATACTCATACATTCCTTTTTAATTGTCTGTTACATAGTATCAGACTCGTTATTTAATAATTTTGAATTATATTTATCTTTATGCGACTTAAAATATTGCTGGAAAACTTGTTCAGCTTGCAAAAGATAATAAGGTGTTTCATGAATTGCGTCATATTCCGCATATTTTAATCGGTATTCATGCAAACGCTTAATTTGCTTAAAGTAATACTTTAGGTAAATAAAACCTCTAATATCATAGTTAAATAACTTGTCACGATAATAACGTGGCAGCGCATATATACCTGAATGAAGTTTAGTTTTACCATCAATATTACGAAGCTCAGAAACCTCATAATCCTTTAAAAAAGGAACAAGTTCTTTAGGATATAGATAATTACCAGCTTCATCAAACTCAAAAGTTAAAGTCACCGAATCATGAACGAACATGTCACCGATGGGAGTAAAACCTTTAGGAGTTCTTAATAACTTACCATCTTGTTTTCTAGGAAGAAAGACACCAGAATATCTGCGAAGAATAGCATCAGGTATAGAATTAACATGGTTAATATACTCAACACCAAGACCTTTAGAAAAAAGGCGAAAAGTGGGTGCTCTATCATCCTTGAAACCGTTCTTAACAAACGCTTCATAACTATTTTTCATGAAATTTGATAACAATTTCTTCTTCTTATTATTCTGAAGAAGAACTAAGGCATCATATAACTCGAGAGGAGAAGTGAAGTGATACAAATCTTTTGTGACATAATGCAACTGAGCAGAACTAACAACCATTTTAGACTCACGACGGACAAAACCTTTCTTCCAAGCCTTTTCTATAATCTGCCTCATATATTCATTTGGTACATTCTTTCTACAAAAATTAGAACGAGAAATACACATAGAATCAAGAGAAGCAAAGATTATCAAATGGACGTGAGGACGTTGTGTAAATTCACCATATTCAGAGGCAAGAAAATAAGTAAAAGGTTCGGTAAAATAATAACGAAATCTTTTAATAAAATCCTGACAGTCTTTTTTTGAAACCTCAGCAATACCAGACTTAGAACGAGGCAAATTTTTATCCTCATAAGTCAAAATAGCATGATAAGCAGCACCACGAAATTTAAATTCTTCTTGCATCCTAATTGACCAGTCAGAACGTTTTTTAGACAAGCATTCATAGCAATGCCCACATGGGTACTTCAATTGCATCAGACACATAGGGAACAATATCTATAAGTTCTTCATGTGTGCCGATATAAATCGACACACATAATAGAACCAAATAAACAATAAGTAAAACTATTACAACTGATAACCGCCACGGGAAACTTTGATAATTCGAGGAGTGTTTTTTCCTCTACTTGACTTTTTGCGACTCATCTTGTTTAGAATTAATAGGTTGATAAATAAAAGATACTACTTTACAATCACTTGAGGTGATTTTGGACACTTCAGTGGTACAAATAGATAGAATTTTCTCAGCTGAAAACTCAGTTTCACCAGCGTTAACAATAGTCTCAGCAAAACCACAATTAGAAAAAACAATTTGATAATTAAATTTAGCCATATTAACGTCTTTTAGATTTATTAAAATAACTTGATTTATATTTGCGATTAATATAACCATTAACAGACTCAAAAGGATGACCACCAAGTTTCTTAATAACTTGTTTTTTAACATGTGTACCCATCGACTCAGAACCTGGTTTTAAGCCAATCTCATCTATGATAATACCAGCAGCAGCACCAATAGTTCCAGTACCATAACGTTGTGGACCACCTTTTAAGGTACGCTCTAACTCACCATTTTTCCAAGCGTTATAAGTATCAATAAGAATTTTCTTAGCTTCCTCATCAGTCTTTGCACCATTTTTGCGCATAAACTCTATATTGGCACGATTTAACAAAACATCAGATGATAGTTTAGACCTAACAAACTGCTCAGACTTAGCTTGCTCGAGTGCCTTAATAGCTTCTGCGCCAGAAAGACGAGCAGCAGCTCTATTAGCCTCTTGTTTAGTTTGCTCAGTGGCTTGTTCAGCTTGAACCAACTTAGTTTCCTCTTGAATCTTTACACCTTCCTTACGAAGATTATTGAGAACCTCTTTAAGATTTTCAACTTCCTGCTTTGCCTTTAAAACTTCCTGCTCATTATACTCTTTCTGAGTAGCAAGAACTTCCAACTGTGTAAGAATAGTAGCTACACGAGAATTAAGAGTTCGAACACTAAAAGCATAATCTAACTCTTTTGTATCAATATCAATGCCTTTTTCTTGTAGTTCAAGAGACATTAAACGAGGTTTAAATTGATTTTCATTAGCAATTTGTTTAGCCTGCTCAGTCTTAAGTAATTCCTCAGACTCATTTAAAGCAATCTGACTATCAGCAATGTCACGATTTATTTTTAATTGAGCTATTTGAGCAGTATCAAACTTTGCAGGGTTTTCATAACCTCTAGATGCTGACATATTACCAGAATATGAAGAAAGAGAAGAAGTACCTTCACCATAAGCCAACGCAGGATTTAAACCAGCATCTTGGAAACGTTGAATTTGATTAACAGGCAAATTATATTCATTATTAAGATGCCACATTTTCTCTGACCACTCACGATTTTTTTGATTTTCTTTAGCATTTTGTTTATTAGACCAAAGTCCACCAATAAAATTAACGGCATCACCTACAAACGGTATATAATCAGTAAAAGCCATAATTAACAATATTAAGTTAAATAAATAATTTCAGTTGTTGAACAACATAACATTTAGTAGCTGACAACCAAACAATAAAACGCTCAGAATCAAGACTATACACAAGAGGATATTTATATTTTTGTTTCATAATCAGTATTAAGTTAATTACAATCAAATAGTTAAAAC